AAGTAAAGACTAAAACCTCTACTGATAAAGTAAAGACTAAAACCTCTACTGATAAAGTAAAGACTAAAACCTCTACTGATAAAGTAAAGACTAAAACCTCTACTGATAAAGTAAAGACTAAAAGTCGAAGATATTAAATTATAATATAATATATATTAGATACAATATATATATTATAAAATATGGCTTCTCTTAGATTAACAAAAAGCGAAATAAATATAAACAAACAGCTCGATGATTTATATGCACATAATAAGGAAAAAATAATTGAATGGCTTAATAAAATTAAAGTTTATGATTTTTCTAAAGATAATAAATTACCTGGATTATTTAATAAATCTAAAATACAAATTATTACTGAAAATCCTAATGGTGTATATAATTTAATTTTAAAATGGCTAAAAAGTAATAAGGATAAATTTTCTAATTATGATTTTACAAATATTCCAAACAGCAATTTTATATCTTTAACACAAAATAGTAAAAGTCCTTCTTCGCAAATTAAGAAATTCAGTACAGTTGCTGAAGTAGAATTATGGTGTCGTAATTCAAAAATAAACCCTATTAAAAATACTCCTATTCTTACTTTGAATATGGAATATTATAAAATATACGAGAAAGCATTTTTAATATTAAAAAAAAATAAGGTTTCTTATGAACATATGAAAACAATTCTACCTAAAGATTATGTTTTATTTGGTTCCATAGATATACTTTTTTATTTATGTATATATAAAACAACCAACAAACGTATTAATGATGAAGTATATAAATTTAATAAAATAGAACTTTCTGTTTGCAAAATACTCACTGAATTATTGATAAATAAATTATCATCTATAAAAGGATATATTATTTTAATTGGAGAAAATTCAAATATGGCAAAAAATGAAATTAATTTATTAAAAAGAACTTTTTTTGGAGGGGCTTATGGAGGGGCTTATAAGAAGATTATTGATTTTGTTGAATCTTTAGTTTTTAACATGAGAATATCATTTTTTAGTAAAAATTATATGAATATTTTAGATTATTCAGATAAAATAAAAAAATTTAAAGAAGATAATTATTTAATTTGCGATTTCATAGATTTCTTAGATAATAATAAATTTAGTGATGGAACAAATATAATTGATTATTTAAATATAGAATATGTTAAACTTCCTTTGTTTAATGTTGATTGGGTTACAAATATTATGAAAATTTACAATAGTTATAAAGCTATTTATAAGGATGTTACTGATTGTTTTGATCCTAATTCAGGTATAATAGAAAATTACGAAGATAAGAAACTTCTTCCTATAAAAGATCCATTAGATGATTTTTTTGAAGAATTTGAGAAAAAATTAGAAGAAATAAAAAAACCTATATATTCACAATTAATTGATTTAACAACTTTTAAACCTAAAGAAAATTTAAAGTATTTAAATGATGATGAATATAAAAAATTTAAAAAGGAAAGAGATAGATATGACGCATTATGGAAAAAATATCAAGATACACAAAGATTATATGAAACTACAAGACAAGGTAGTAGCCCTAAACCTCCAGTAAAACCTACTATAACTTTACCTTGGGGGAAAGTACATACTATTGCTAAAGAAATAGACCCTATACATATTAGAGATGATGTTGTCGCAAAGTTTAGAGAAGAATATGCCAAGGTTGAACCTATAATTGACGAATATAATATTATTAAAAATCTGTCATACAAAGAATTAAAAAAACGTATGGGACGTTCTCCTACAAGTGCTGAAATGAGAATGTTTAATGAAAATGAATTGCTTCGTATGACGAAGGAAGAAATAGTAGATAATGTTTTGTATGATTATTCAGGATTAGCAGATAAATGTAGTGAAAGTATAGATATATTAACTAACGAAGAATTGGATGATGAAAATTATCCTTTGGCTAAATTACAACTTATGGTAAGGCTTAAAGTTTATATTCCAGGAACTACAAAATATAGAACAGAATGTATATATGCTCCCAAACTCTATAATTATTTAATAAAATGTATAAATAATAAAGAGTATTTTGTAAATCCAGTAACAAAATCAAGATACACAGAAGAACATATAGAGGAGTTAATGAAAGTAATGAGAATAATAGACCCTAATATAGAAAAACCTATATTCGTAAAACATAGAAATGATACATTATTAAAATTAGAATATAAAGTTGTTAGAATTAATTATGATAACTTACACAATAGTTTTGGAAATATTAATTCTCTAACATATTATAAATTATATCTGTCTCGTACTTTAGGTGGCGTAGAATATGATATATATAATTTATGTACTATACCTGCTAATATTGAAATAGATGGAGATTTTGCTTCTGGCTCCGCTGATATAACATCAAGTACTATGTTATTTAGAATATTTAAATTATTCAATGATGGTAAATTATTATATAATTATGTACCTCCTTATCATTATGTATCAGCAACACAATTTCTAAATCACCTTTTTGTTAAAATATTTATTCATTTTAATAACTTCCGAACAACTAAACATTGGATTAAAGATAATACAACAAAAGAACAATTTATAAATATGTTTAAAAGATATGCTGAAGAAATTAATAGTTGTATATATTAATAATTAATTAATTTTTATATTAGTCTATATTAGAATATTAATATGGCTTCTGTTTCAAAAAAAGAAAAAGATTTAAATAAATCTTTAGATAAATTATATAATAAAAATAAAGAAAGTATTATAGCATGGTTAGATGAATTAAAAAAAAATGGAAGTTCAGAAAAAATTCCCGGATTATTAAATAATAGTAAAATACAAATAATTACTGATTCAGAAGATGGTGTATATAATTTAATTTTAAAATGGATTAAAGAAAATAAAGACAAATTTATAGGTTATGATTTCAATGGTATTCCAGATAGTAAATATACATCATTATTAGGTGACCAAGTATCAAGTGTTAGATTAGTTAAAAAATTTAAAACAATTGAAGATGTTGAAAACTGGATTACTAATCCATTAGTTAATCCAATTAACGGAACACCTTTATTGCCATCAAGCAATACATATTATGAATTTTATTTAAAAGCTTTCAATATTATGAAAAAAAATATTAGTTATGATGAAATATATTTTAAGTTTCCAAAAGTGCATTTATTATTTGAAGAATTAGATTTTATTTATTATAGTTGTATTAATAAAGTTTCTGGACTATATTGTAATAGACTATATGACAGAATTGTAAGAAGACAGGAATATTATTTATGCGAATTACTAACTGAAAATATTGAAAATACTATAGAAAAACCTACTATTTTAGAAACAGAAATTGAAATATTAAGAAATAGATTTAGCAAAGTAAGAAATACAATACAAACAAGCGATGGTATAAATAATTTACAGATAATTATTAAATTAGCTGATAAATATAAAAAAGCTATAGTTGGCTTAATTTTAAAAAAAGATTTTACATCAAATAATACTCACTGGGGTAGAATTCTAACAGAAATATTTGAAGATATTAGAACCATTTTTTCACAAGGATTTCAAAAAAATAATAAAATAATTGCTTTAACTGATTTTATATATTTTACAAAATTTAATAAAATGAATAATGGAGAAACTATTATTGATTTTTTAACAAATAATAAAACTAATATGACTGAACACACTGAATGGATTACTGAATATATAAAATTATTTGAATCTTGTGAAGCAATATTTATAGATATAGATAAATGTTTTGATCCTAATTCAGGTATAATAGAAAATTATGAAGATAAGAAACTCCTCCCTATAAAAGATCCATTAGATGATTTTTATGAAGAATTTGAAAAAAAATTAGAAGAAATTAAAAAACCTATGTATTCACAATTAATTGATTTAACAACTTTTAAACCTAAGGAGAATTTAAAGTTTTTAAATAATGCAGAATATGCTGAATTTAAAAAAGAGAAAGAAAAATATAATGATTTATGGGAAAACTATAAAGATATTAGAGAATCATATGATAAAAATAAGCGCGGCAGTTCTCCTAAGCCTCCTGAAAAACCCAAAATAACTCTTCCATGGGGTGTTGTACATACTATAGGAAAACAATTAGATCCTATTCATATAGATGATAAAGTTCTTTTGAGTTTTCGCGAAGAATATGCAAAGGTGGAACCTATAATTGACGAATATAATATTATTAAAAATTTGTCATACAAGGAATTAAAAAAACGTATGGGACATTCTCCTACAAGTGCTGAAACAAGATTGATTGATGAAAATGAATTGCTCCGCATGACTAAGCAAGAAATAGTAGATAATGTTTTATACGATTATTCAGGATTAGCCGATAAATGTAGTGAAAGCATAGATATATTAACAAATGAAGAATTAGATGATGAAAATTATCCTTTGGCTAAATTACAACTTATGGTAAGGCTTAAAGTTTATATTCCAGGAACTACAAAATATAGAACAGAATGTATATATGCACCAAAACTCTATAATTATTTAATAAAATGTATAAATAATAAAGAGTATTTCATAAATCCAGTAACAAAATCAAGATATACAGAAGAACATATAGAGGAATTAATGAAGGTAATGAGAATAATAGATCCTAATATAGAAAGACCTGTATTCATAAAACATAAAAATGATACATTATTAAAGATTAATTATGATACAAGAGAGTGTATTGCTCGTGATTACGATTTTCATTCATCATTTTCTGGTATTATAAATTTTTATACTATATATTTGTCTCGTGTAATAGGAGGTGTAGAATATCGTATTTTTGATATATGTACTATACCCGCAGATATAGAACCAACAGGTAGTTTTGCTACAGGTTCTGCTGATTTATCATCTTATACTATGTTAGTTAGAATATTTAAATTATTTAATGATGGTAAATTATTACATAATTATGTCCCCCCATATTATATAACATTGAATAATGATTATATAAAATATGTAAAACTTCAAATACATTTTAATAGATATAAAACTATTAATAATTGGATTTTTGAAGATAATGGAGATGAAAGAACTAAAGAAGATTTTATAGAAATGTTTAAACATTATGCTCAAGAAATTAATAATTATCATTATAATTAAAAAAATAAATTATTGTTATAGGGATTTATAATATTTTTTTTAGTTAATATATTATATATATTAATATATTAGAATATATATGTCTTCTCGCAAATCTGTATCAAGTGATGAAAAAGCTATATATACTTCATCATTTAATATAATTGCTGATGTTGAAAGATGGGCTATTACTCCTGATATAAATCCAATAGATGGTACAAAAATGTCTTTTATAAGTAAAGAATATCAAGCTATATATGCAAAAGCTTATGATATTCTTGAGGAAAAATATGATGATAATGAAGTTATATTAGAATATTTACCAAAAGCACATTTATTATTTCAAAATATAGATTTAGTTCATTATAATTTTATTAAAAATAAAAATCTTAATTATAAAGAATTATATAATAATAAAATATTCGAATTACGAATATGCGAGTTTTTATCAGAGTATATTGATGGTATTGATATAAATGGAACAATATTAGAAATTGAAATTGAAATAATTAAAAATATATTTAGTAATAATGTTATTAAATCTACTGAAACTAAAAGTAATTTATTTATAATTAAAAGCTTATTTGATAAATATAATAAGGGGTTGATAAATGCTTTTTTTTCAAAAGATTTTATGATGTATCACACATATCCTGATATCATGAATACTATTGAACTTAATAATATAAATAATCCTGTTTATTATTTTATAAAATTTTTAGAAAATAATAATATGAATAATGGAGAAAAAATAATTAAGTATTTTATAAATAGATTAAAAAAACCTAATCCGCCTCAATGGTTATCATGTGCTTTAAAGCTAATTAATGATTATAAGGCACTTTATAAAGAAATAGATAAATGCTTTAATCCTGAATCTGGTATAATAGAAAATTATGAAGATAAACAATTACTTCCTATAGTAGATCCATTAGAAAATTTCTTTGAAGATTTTGAAAAAAAATTAAAAAAAATAAAAAACCCTATATATTCACAATTAATTGATTTTACTACATTTAAAGCTAAAGAAGTTAAATTTTATTTAAATGATGTAGAATATTCTAAATTTAAAAAAATAAAAGATAAATATGATATTGAAAAAAAACTATATGATGAAAAATCTTATAAAATGTATCAAGAATCTCTTAAAAAAGATGGAACTACAACAAAAAAAGATAGTAGTCCGAAGCCACCTGAAAAACCTATATTTGAACTTTCTAATGGAAAAAAACATGTAATCGGTAAATATTTAGATCCTATACATATTAAAGATAATACGTTAAAAACTTTTAATATAGAGTATCAAAAAGCTTTACCTGTTATTGAAGAATATAATAAGATTAAAAATATGTCTTATTTAGAGCTTAAAAAATATTTTGGTAATTCATCATCATCTTCAAGTACTTCAAAAAGAATAATTAAAGATAATAAATTACTTCATATGACTAAGGAAGAAATAGTGGAAAATGTATTATATGATTATTCTGGATTAGATGATAAATGTAGTGAAAGTATAGATGTATTAACAAATGAAGAATTAGATAATGAAAATTATCCTTTGGCTAAATTACAACTTATGGTAAGGCTTAAAGTTTATATTCCAGGCACTACAAAATATAGAACAGAATGTATATATGCTCCTAAACTCTATAATTATTTAATAAAATGTATAAATAATAAAGAGTATTTTGTAAATCCAGTAACAAAATCAAGATATACAGAAGAACATATAGAGGAGTTAATGAAGGTAATGAGAATAATAGATCCTAATATAGAAAGACCTGTATTCATAAAACATAGAAATGATACTATGTTAAAAATAAAATATTCTATAATTGAAATTAATGATAATTTTGAAGAATCTTCTGGAAGTATTATAAGATTTTATAATATATATCTTACGCGTAAGATTGGTGATAAGGAATATAACGTATATAATATATGTGTAATTCCTGCCGATATAGAACCAACAGGTAGTTTTGCAACAGGTTCAGCTGATTTATCGTCTTATACTATGTTAGTTAGAATATTTAAATTATTTAATGATGGTAAATTACTGCATACTTATACGCCACCTTATTTTATCCCAATACAAGATGATGTCGAATTTTACTATCAATATATTAAACCATTAATACATTTTAATAAGTATAAAAATATAGATGATTGGATTTATGATGATAAGTTCTTAAAATCAAAAGACGAATTTATAGAAATGTTTAAACGTTATGCTGAAGAAATTAATAATTATCATTATAATTAAAAATATATTAATGTTATTGAGATTGACAAGATTGATATTTTTTTTATTCTAATATATTTATATATTAGAATAGTTTTAAATATATGTCTTTATTGAATGAAAAAAATATTCATAAAGCTTTAGATGAATTTTTTTTAGATAATAATAGAATTATTAAATGGTTAGATGAAATAAAAAAACCAGAAAATCAAAAAGATGGAAAAATACCTAATTTATTTTTAAAATCAATAACTAAAATAAAAATAGATGGTGAAACATATAATTTTATTTTAATTTGGATTATGGAAAATATTGATAAATTTGAAGAATATGATTTTACAGGTATCCCTGAAAGCCAAAATGTATCTTTAAACGATTTAAAAAATATGAAAAAATTTACTAAAATAGAAGATGTCGAAAGATGGATTTCTAATCCTGAAATAAATCCATATGATGGAACAACTTTACTTCCTTCAAGTGATATATATTATAATATTTATGTAAAAGCTTTTAATATTTTAAAAAAAAATAATATCCCAGATAATAACATTCGATTTAAATTACCATCAAATCATATATTATTTACTGATATTGATTTAAATTATTATAAATATCTTAAACAAAACGTACCAGATTATAAAACATTATTTAAATATAATAGTAAAATTCTGATTATTTGCGAATTTCTTACAGAAGATATAATTGATATTCAATCTAAACAAACTATTTTGGAAACTGAAATAGAATTACTTAGAAATAGATTTACTAATAATAGTAGAATAAAAAATTTAGATAATATCAAGGAATTATTTGAAGATTATAACAAATTGTTAATTGAATCATTAATATACAAAGATTATATAGGCGAATATGGATTTGATAAAATAATGAAAAAAATAGAAGATGAAAATGTTAATATTAATATATTTAAATATTTTTTGAAATATAATATGTTATCAAATGGAGAAACTATAATTGACTATTTTATTAAATTAAAGAGAAAATCTAATACACCACAATGGATTATTGACGCATTAGATATATATGATAATCATATGTTAATATATAAAGACGTTTCAGATATTTATGATCCTAAATCAGGTTTGATAGAAAATATTGAGGATAAAAAATATTTACCTATTAAAGATCCTCTTGAAGACTATTTTGAAATATATGAAAATAAATTGAAGGAAATTAAAAAACCTCTATATTCACAATTAATAGATTTAACAACTTTTAAACCTAAAGAGAATTTAAAGTATCTAAATAATGCTCAATATAAAAAATTTAAAAAAGAAAAGGATAAATATGAAACTCAGAGGAAAAAATATCATGATAATTTAACATTATATGAAGAAACAAAAACAGGTAGTAGTCCTAAGCCTCCAGAAAAACCAATAATAACTCTACCTTGGGGAAAAGAACATACTATAGGTAAAGAAATAGACCCTATACATATTAAAGATTTTGTCGTAAAAAAATTTAAAAAAAAATACGAAAAGGCTTTATCTTCTATTCAAGAATATAATAAGATTAAAAACATGTCTTATTTAGAGCTTAAAAAATATTTTGGTAATTCATCATCACCTACAAGTGCTTCAAAAAAAATAATTAGAGATAATGAATTACTTCATATGAATAAACAACAAATAGTTGATAATGTTTTATATGATTATTCAGAGTTAGCTGATAAATGTAGCGAAAGTATAGATATACTAACAAATGAAGAATTAGACGATGAAAATTATCCTTTAGCTAAATTACAACTTATGGTAAGACTTAAGGTTTATATTAAAGGGACTAAAAAATATAGAACAGAATGTATATATGCACCTAAACTATACAATTATTTAGTTAAATGTATAAATGAAAAAGAATATTTTATAAATCCAGTAACTAAATCAATATACACAGAAGAACATATAGAGGAGTTAATGAAAGTAATGAGAATAATAGACCCAAATATAGAAAGACCAGTATTTATAAAACATAGAAACGATACTATGTTAAAGATAAATTATGAATTAGAAGAAATTGATAACGACGAATATTCAGGTAGTTCATTTAATGGAATTGATAAACTTAAATTTTATAATATATATATCTCTCGAGAAATAGGTGGAGTAGAACATATTATATATGATTTATGCTCTATTCCTGCTGATATGGAACCGACAGGTTTATTTGCTACAGGTTCAACTGATTTGACTTCTAATACTATGTTATTTAGAATATGTAAGTTATTTAATGATGGGAAATTATTACATAATTATATACCTCCTTATTGTATCAAATTAGAAGATGAAGAAGAAGAAGATTACTATCAATATATTAAACCTGCAATACATTTTAATAATTATAATAGAATATATCAATGGTTTTGGAATAATGATGGTGAACATGTTACAAAAGACGAGTATGTTGAATTGTTTAAACATTATGCAGAAGAAATCAATAATTATATATATTAATTTTTAAGATACAATTCCTAAAATTTTAGATACAAGTGAAGGAGCAATCTATCATGTATTCAAAAAACTTTTTTGAAATTTCTAAATATTTTAAATTATGTTCTATTTTTTATAATTCATATAAAAAATGATATTTTGTCAATATCTATTTTATTTATTGACAAAATGCAAACATTATTAGAAGACATTAGAAATTATGTAATTATCAAAGAGAAATTATTAAATCTTTATAACAATAAGTTTGAATTAAAAGAAGATATTCAGTATTTTATTAATGATTATTGTCCTATTATATATGGTATATCTGAGATAAGTTACAAAAGATTAAGAAGAATTAAAGCATTTTGTCTTAAAGAGAAAAAATATATATATCTATTATCATTAATTATAAATAATAATGATAATTGTAATAGTCATATAAATAGATATATAGGATGTCTTACGATTGAAGAAAGAGATAAGATGATACTATATCTAACAAACTAGATATAATAATCAACTAAATAGAAATAATGGTCTATAAACGTTATAATCAAATATAGCCTCTTTGTACATTAAATAAAAACTACAATAATAACGTAAAAATATTGTTATACTATTTTCTACTATTATTTTGTTTTCTATATTTGGAAGAACATTTAAAGTAAAAACTACTCCAGGAACAACTATTGCCCATATTTTTTTACTATCCCATCCTTTATTTATACGCATATTATAAGCAAAAATATACAAATAACATATAGCAAAATCAGCAAATTGTGAATAAAATTTTCTTAATATTACATGATAAAGATATAATGGATATATTAAAGTTAAAGCATATATTATATGATAATGTGAAGAGTTACATTTACCTTTTCTTACAAGAGTCATCATGAAAGCTGCTGATTGAATTGCATATAATGGAGCAAAGTTTAATGTAGGTGAAAGATTACCTGAGAATACAGCCATTATTGTCGCGCCAAATTGTTTTTTAGCATATTCATATTTTATATTTTTTATTTGATAATCATTTAAATTTTCTGGATAAGGCATAGCATTTGTAGTTCTTTTCTCAATATCTCCATATTTTTCTGTTATTATGCTTGCTATTTTAATACAACTTATTATAAATATATATTTTATAAGAGATTCAGATAATAAAGCTAATATATATTTATTTTTAAAATAATCTAATTGCGTAGGCCATAATTCTAGTAATGTTATTATTGTTAAAATAACATGTCTACAAGAAAATAATATAGAATGTAACCTAAATTCACGCCATATCATAGGACTTGTAAAATTTCTTTTTTCTGGTAAATGTATTGATAAAGAAGCAATTGGTAATAAACCATGTATTAATACCATAGAACATGAAAAAAATTTATTTTCAAATTCTGGAAATGATGTACCATATACTATGGCGTAATAAAAACGTAAAATAAAATTAAAAACTGCTAAAAAACCTAATGTTTTATGTATATGATATTTATCATGATTTGTAAAAAGATGTGCCATTATATATATATATAATTGGTTTAATATTTTATATAAGTTTAATATAATTATTAAAGTAACCACTAATGTAACCATTTTAGATTGATATTGCAACTATCAGGTGTATAGTGAAATGGGACACTATTTTGAATTAAAAGTTTTTCATTTTTATTATAAATTGTATTATCTTTATCATATAGTTCTTTAATATGTTTCCAATCATTGTGATTAAAATCACATGTATCCATTATATATTCCTTAATACTATTAAATCCTTGATTATGTATTTTGTTATTTAACTTATAATCTTCATAAATTCTCAATAATGTATTACAATAAAGCATAGGACATTTTTTATATCCTTCTGTCTTTATCCAACAAGTATTTCTGAAATGCATTGATTTTTTACAATTGCACATATTAATATTAGTAGTATAATATAATTAAATATTAATAATCATTTTTTATATTAAACTAAGAAAAAGTATTTATTTATAAATTATCTAAAAGCATAGATGAATAATTTACATTATTTTTTTGAATAGTACTATATGAAGGTCTTTGATTAACAGTTCTTGGAAATAATATATACCAATTATCTATCTTTTGTAATTTTATCCAATTAACATCTATACATCCAATATCAGTTTCACCATTAGTTATTAATAATCCAACTGCTTCTTTAAAATTATCTATTAATTTATCATAGTAATGTCTATTAACTATATAACCTGTTGTTGTAAAACATGCTGTAGCTTTATATATATTATTAGTTATGGGTGTTACACCACCTGTATTAATTGAAGCAGCAAATAATAAAACATCAAAAGTCATATTATTTAATTTAATATAATTTTTAAAATCAGTGAGCATATTATTATATTTATCAGGTTCTGTAAATAATATGTCATCTTCAACAACTACAACATAATCTAAATTTTTTTCTTTAGCCATTTCTATAACCTTTAAATGGCTAATACAACAACCTAATCTTCCATCTTCTGCTTTAAATGCTTCAAATCTTTCATATTTCCAATGCATTCTTTTTAGCTCATTCTCTGTATTTATTCTTCTATCTTCATAATCTTTTAAATTAATATAGTAAACATTTTCTAATAAGTATGAAATACTTTCGCACATAGTCCAATTCTCTGGAAATAAATCAACATTACTATATGTTATTAACTTAGAATGATGCCATTTATCAGGATAACAAACTATTTTATTAATATTGTAAGTTGATAAATATGCACCCCACCAACTAAAAGTACTATTAGCTATAATATGATGCTCACATAAGCTCATTAATATAATTTGTTCCCAATCTTCTATGTTATCATCTGCCTTATAATATGAACTATTTGGAAAAAGCTTCTTTAAAGGGATAATATATGTATTCAATACATAATCATTATCTTCTTTTTCACAAAAATAGAGAAATTTAATATTAGATTTTTTTGTTTTTTTCTCAATATATTTAATAGCATTTATATAATAATCTACATGAATTATAATATTATTAACATTATGAACTTTAATAATATCACCAATTCTAAAATGTAATGAAATCATTTCAGAGGGATTTATTACATTCGTTTTAATTTTATTTGTTAAATTATTTTTTATATTATCATAATCAATGATATTTAATATTTCATTTTTATAAGAATTGAAATATTTATAAGATTGAAAATATCCAGATAATTTAATATTTTCAGTTCTTGAAATATTAGGTAATTCATTATATAGTGGTGATTTTTCTTTATACACAGGTAAATTTATAGGATAATCAATTAAGTACTTATCTAACTTACTTAAAAAATTATTCCAATAAACATTTCTGAAAGAACAACCAGGGCTCGAGGATTTTCTTTCTATTACAAAAGGGTTATTATATTTCATTGAATAAGCAATAATTGTCATTATTTGAAATAATTGATTTCCTAACCCTCCCATAATATCAATTGATATCATTTAATAAAATATATATAAATATATACTATTTATATTTATATATAATTAAAATAATATTTATTATGTTTGCTGATATTGTTAGATTTATTAATTTAAGCAAAGAAACACCTATTATAATTTTTGGAAGTACAGAAATAAAAGATGAACCAATATGTGAAGATAATAATAATGATAAAAATTTATCAAATTGTATTGATAATTGGATAATTGAAGATACATCAACAAACTAAAGTAATTATATAAATATATGTTGCATAATATATAATTATGGATAGAGCAATTCAATTATCTGCTATTAGTAAAGGTGGTCCATTTGGTGCTGTAATAGTAGATAAAAATGGAATTATAATTGGAGAAGGTCATAATGAAGTAACTTTAATAAATGATCCAACAGCACATGCTGAAATAGTAGCTATTAGAAGAGCTTGCCAAAATATGGAAAATTTTAATTTAGAAGGATGTACTATTTATACAAGTTGTGAACCTTGTCCAATGTGTTTATCAGCTTGCTATTGGGCGAGATTAGATAATATTCACTATGCTAATGGAAGAGAAGATGCAGCAAATATTGGATTTGATGATCAATTTATATATGATGAAATTAAAAAAGAGATTGGAGATAGAAAAATCCCAATGATATCACATGATAATAAAATTGCTAAAGAAGTTTTTAAAACTTGGTTTGAAAATAAAAATAATATTAGATATTAAGTTTATTTATATAATATATTTATAGATTATATGAGTACTGATTTTGAAAGAAAATTGATAGAAACAAATAGAGTTAGAGAAAAATATCCAGAAAGAGTACCTGTAATGGTCGAAAGAGCTAAAGGATGTAATTTAAATATTATAGATAAAAAAAAATATCTCGTTCCATGCGATTTAACAATAGGTCAATTTATATCTATAATAAGACAAAGAATTAGATTACCTCCAGATAAAGCAATATTTATATTTATTAATAATGTTTTACCATCTACATCAGCAACTATAGGAAGTATATATCATGAAATGAAACATGGCGATGGTTTTTTATATATTTATTATAATGGCGAATCTGTATTTGGATGATATTACTATATTATATTACTTAGGTATTATGATATTATAAAAAATAAAATATTTTTTTTAATGTATATTTATAAATATACAAAATAAAAGGCGATTTATTGTTTAGTCATTGCTAAAATAATTAACATAATTGTTACTAATATAATAGGTATTAAGGATAATAAAGATATTATCCATCCCCAAGTATGACATTCTCCTTTTGTCAAACAGGTTATATTATAAGCTGTTATAAATATCATAATTAAAAAAAGTATATATAATACTAAATATAAACCTATGCCTTGAATATATATATTAAGTGATATACATACTATAGTTAATATCATAGTTATTAATAAATAAACCCATGCTTGAGTTGAATAACTTGACATATTTTATAAATACTTCTATATCTTTCTATTATTATTAATATATTTTATAAATATTTATGAAATTAGACTATTCATAATCGCAAAACACATTGAAGTTCTCGGTTGCATTTCATTAATAGGATTAGATGCGAAGAATTGAATTAATGTTTTAATATTTTTAACATCGTTACATTGACACAAATAATAGTAAATATTAGAACAAGTAATAAGTTTATTACTAAATATATTTGTTTGAAGATTTCTCAATTGAGCCAAATGATATTGAATAATAGGAGCATATTGTTTGTCCAACTCTCTATTCATTTTGTATCTTTTGTATGTAGGATTATATGTTGTTGTTGACTTATAATAATTATATAAATTATCTTTGATAGTAGAAATAATAGTATGAACAAGATATGTTGGGTCAATTTCTTTCCCATTATTATCTATAGGCAAATGAATATTAGGATTATAAGTTGCGATATAATCTTTAATAGTATAATTTTGTTTATTTTTCATATATACTTCTAAAATATTCATCCATACATTTGGGTTACAAGGGTCTGTTTCCTCTCTGTGATTAATATAATCTGAAGAAATTTTGAATAGTTTTGTTAATCCTTCACCTGTACTCTTTTTAATAATAATACCATAGCTCAAATTGGTATTAATATAATTGTAAGCTCCAGCAATATTTTCAAAGAATGATGGATACTTAACACCAAGATTAAACAAATCTTGAATAGATGAGCTATTAATATCATACTCTTCTAATGTAATTCTGTTTTTAGTATTAATATGAACAAGCTCTTTATAGTTTTCTCCTAATATGCTTGTATAATCGATAATATGTTTATTTTCACAATGAATTAGAACAAATTCATAAGCATGTTCCTTATTCAAATTAGAAACGAACATTTCACGTAGTTTTATAGAAATTTCCTCATATGTTCCTACTAAATTTGCTGAAATATCAGGATGTTTATTATACATTTTATATAGTACTTCATCAAACATAGCTCCGTGCGTCAATACTGGGTGGGAGAATTTTGAACTATTAGCATCAGGACAACTTGAAGTTCCAAAATACCACTTATCTTTATAATAATAAATTGTAATAATAGTACCATCATATGCTTCATAATATTTATCAGTTTCATTATATAGATTTTTTACATATTCATCATAACTAATTCTACGAGGAATAGAATTAGCATATGTTACAACAATATTGTTATTACAAGATAAAGTAAAATCTAACACAATACTACGACATTCTTCATATAGATTTTTATATTCTAAAACATTTCCCATTTTATAATTATTGTGAAGTAGAACAAGATCATCGTTATTTTTAAATTTCTTAACTTTAATATTGGGCCAAAAGTGATTTTTTTTAAGTACAGAAATTAAATTATTAGCATATGTAACTTTATTATCATAAGTATTATATGTGATAAGAATTAAATCTTTAAGAGATTGAGGGGGGACATTATAATTTAGCTGTTCGCCGTTCATGATATAAGATGCTTTGTTAAAAAATATATATATTTAATTGTTTATATCAATTTTTATTTTTTTATGGTAAAATAATGAAATTAACAATAATAATAAAACATATATAATGTTATTAATAATAATATAAAAGTATATATTCTATATAATATTTTTATATCAATATAATTATGTGTTAAAATATATGCTCCTATTATTATTCCTAATATAGAACCAGCTGCTACGACACTTGCAATTTTAAAATTAAAAAATCCTTTTTCATAATAAAAATATAATCCAGGTAATGCGTTAGGAATACTATTTAAAAACAGTGTTATCGCCACTGCTTGTTTAAATGATAAATTATAATACATCAATACGGGAATAAATAAAATACTTCCTCCTCCGCCAATAATTCCAATACTAATTCCTATAAAAATAGAAATTAAAAAAAGTTCAATTAGCATCTTAATATATTTTAGATATTATATTATAAAAATAAAAATTATTTAATATAAATATTTAATCTTTTTTAGGAATTTTACAATATTTATCAAACCATACTTGTCCCACTTCTTTAGAAGCTTCTTCTACAGATAATTCGTTTTTAATAATTTTATTTCTCATATTTAGAAAATATTCTAAACTTTCATAATCAAAACCCTCTTCTTTTGTAACCATTGCGTATAACATAGGATAACGTTCTTCAAAAAAAGTTATTCCATCTATAACTTGTTTCATTTTATTCAAAAGTTCTTCGTGGGAAGAACATTTACCTTTATTTTCTGTCATATATAACATAATTTCTTGGACAATATTTTTAATATTATCGCTTGATAAACCATCATTTAGAAAATCAGCTTCTTTTCTTTTTTTTGATGATTTGGATGCCATTATTTATTTAATAATATTATATGACATACAACCCTTATATAAAATTATCTATTTAATATAATAGAATAATGAAAAAAGAATTAGATTATGCTGTTTTAGAAACTGATGATATTTTTGTACAACCTGTACAAAAAAATGCTGGCTTATATACAGGAGACGTTTTATTTAATAAAAAACCATGGGGGAATAGTTATAAAACACCACCCGCTGAACCAGATGCTGTAGTATATGCCTCGCATTTTTATGCGAGCCATCACATACCATCTGGCAATAGACCAGGAAACAATACTTTAAATACAAATAAATATAAAAAATATACATCAAGTGATATAGAGGATAATTATAATTTTAGTTGTCATATTAATTTTTAGATATTTTTAGATAATAGTTAAGCTAATAGTATACAGGATATTGTGGATATTTTAGATATGTTCTTGGTTGTTATCATTAAGACAGATAGCAAATGGTTGTATTTTTTTAATAATATCTTTATGATTTCTTAGAAAATTGCATATATAATTATATGTTTCATCAACTTGTTCAAAAGAAACTCCTCCTGTAATTAAAATACTTCCACTTTCAAATAGAGCTCCTGTAACTTTTTTACATTCATTTATTTTTTCTCCTTTCCCTTTTCCATAACATTGTTTAGGACATGAACAAATACCATTCTTAAGAGGATTACATTTATTCCAAAAATATTCTAATTTAACTCCTTGATATATACCTGGTTGAAAAGAACATTTATTATTATATAAATTACTAATTAGCAATTTATGGATCTCTTTCCTTTTTAAACCAAACCCTACGTTAAAATTACTATCACAATATAGTTTAAAATCTGTATTAATCATTCTAATTTTGAAATTTTGATATTTTAAGTTTAATTCATAATTATCTTCTCGATTATTAATAATATTTTTATCAATATTATTATATATATTTTTGATATTATATATAATATGATTAACTATAACTTCTGTATCAGTTGTATTTTTAATACCAGTCAACTGAATATTTCCATTTTTAAATATTTTAATATTTGGCATATATCCATTATTTTTACAAATAATTGTTACTTGGTTATCAAATCTATTTTTTTTCATTTTATTTTTTTTACTTTTTCGCTTTTTTTTAGGATATACACCCCTCGATAATTCTTCCCCTTCTTTCATATATTGAACCCATACTATACCATTATCTTCATTATTATTAATAATTAGAATATTATCAAATAATATTTTCAAATTTAAATTAATATTTTCACCTATATTTGCGTTACAAGTAATAGTTGATACACGATATGGTGAAAAATATATATTTTCTTCTAATGCCATTTATGTCACAATAATAATTATTATAATATTCTTATATCATTTTTTATATTTTTTAGTCTCAATTTTATTATTCATATTATCTGTGATATTTTTAAGATATGATGTATTTACTATTTCATAATTATATGATGTAGAAATCATAGGTGGAAGATTAAGTAAATGAGTTTTATCATTTGTTAAATGTCCTTTTCTAAATTCTTCAATAGTCAAAGGTCCATTAAATATATTTAATAAAAATCTTGAAGGTGCTGGGCGAATAGGTTTTGTATGACCATAATGTTTACTTAACATTTGTATAAGACTATTTATTTCCCATACTTTGTCACTTCCACAATGAGATGAAAAATTATAAGCGTTAGCACATTCAAGTGAGCAAAAATTTCCAAATAATATATAAGTATTTGAAGTTATATTATACTTATATGGCATACCATAAATTCTATCTTTAATATCGTGACAACACCAATAACAATTATTAGTAGATTTTATAATATTTTCACTATCATTCTTTTCTTTATAGTATAACCCCCCACATGTTAAATTTTCAATATTACCTTCTTTATAATCGCTTAATTGTCTATTACAATAATTATTATCATCATCTTTTACATTAATAAAATTATCTTGAATTGTATTATATATATTCGTTTCATTAATATAATAACAATCTGGTTCATATGGTTTAGGAACATCCAATGTTTCTTCATTTATATTTATTTTAGTTATATCATTAGCAGATATAGGTAATTGTAAAATAATATCTTCATTTTCAACTAAAATGACATCTTTAACAATAGTATTCATCAAACCCTTCTTTTTTTCTATTGTAGATTTATCATCATTCTTTTTATTTTTACGAGGCATATTTAATTATAAATGCTTATATTATTTATATATATTTACTTTTTTTCATCTACATAATTTTTAAAATATGTTATACCCTTTATTATATCATTTGTGTTTATAGGCAAACTCATATTAGTTTTTTTTTCAAAAGTAGTATTCTTTTCAATAATGCATTTTTCTTTAATTTCTCTTATCTCCTTACTCAAAGAATTTATAGTATCTATCAAATATTTAATGATAAATATAAAAACTATTATAATTATAATAGTAAATAAATCCATATTTCTTATAATTATAAAGAATATAAAAATAAATTTTAATAAATTTTAACTATATTTAAAAGCTGCTGTACCATTTGATATTGTTAATATATTAACATCTAAAGCATAAATTATAACTTCAAAACCTAATTTATTGTAAACTATACCTTTTTCGCCTAATATATCATGTATATATTTTACTTTACTATTATTTGCTATATTTTCCTTCGTAGTTATAAATAATGATGTAGTTACAAGGGTATTATCGTATGAACCGGCACTAATTTGTTTCTCTGGAAATAATGAAAATGAATAGCAATATAATCCTGTACGAGGAATATTTGTATGATATTTATAAGGTACAATATTATTATAAAAATCAGCATTATTATCTGTACGAGATATTATACCATTCCATTTTATTTCTATATTTTCTAATATTCCCATATTTTCTGTATATTCATGTGTTGCTGTATAATTTATATAGTCGTTAAAATAATTAACAACATCATTTCTTCTAATAATCCATATTAATTCTTTAATATGATGAGAAGCATTAGTTATTTCAATAGTTTTATTTCTTTCTACAGCATCAAATAAAAAATGTGTTCTTTTAGGAGTACTTATTATATAATCTATATTATTTGCATTTAATAACATTTTACTTCTTTCAACACTATCTAAAAATACATACGAGCAAAGTATTTCATTTCTAACATCAAATTTAGAATCTATAGGACTTACAAAATCAACTATACTTATTTTTTTAGAATGTACTAATTCATATAAATCAGGACTAACATAAATATTTAAAATATTACTCCATATTTGATATAATCCATTAAAACCTCTGTCTATAATATCTATTTCAAGTAATATTTCTATATTTTGTAACTTTAATAAGGGTAATGCTAAAGAAGGATTTTTAGTAAACCAAAAGTTCAAAGGAACTTGTATTTGTCTTCCTTTTATACTTGGGTTATTATTAGTAGAACTATATATAGATATAGGATATGTAACGTTATATAGGCGATTATTTATAATAGTATATTTTGGAACAAAATTGAAAGGATTAACTAATTCTTCTATATTACCTATTAATTTATTATTTTTAATCCCTTCTTTATTAGTTAATTCATCCCAAATATTTAACCATTCACCATATAATGTTTCAATTATTACACCACCAAGTTTAAATCTTGCTTCTTTTATATAATTATAACCTAAATTATTAATCCATCTAAATCTATATTCATTATTTGAATAAATATCTGGTATTTTAAATGTGAAAAATAAATTTGATAAAAAATCGGAATATCTGCTAATTTTAAAATTAAGTGTTGCACCTTTTATAAAACCAGCATTAGCGTTTCCTTCTGGTGTAATATTAACTTGTTCTATAGAGAAATTTGTATGTTTATTATGCGAATATTTATAATAATTAATTTGTGGATTTTGAGTAATAAATTGTGATATTTTTCCAATTAATACAAGTTGCATTAATCCAGCACCCATAATTAAAAATTATGTGTTATTCTTAATAATATAAATTGTTATTATTTATATATTTCTTTTTATAAATTTTTCTAAATCTTCTTTTGTTCTATTGCCTTCATATTCTTCAGTAATATTACCATTATTAGTTATAATTATTGTAGGAAAACCAGTAATATTATATTTTGCAACTCTATCAGGATGTTCTCTATTTTCATATTTATTAAATTTTATATTTTTTCCATATTTTTCTTTTAATTCTTCCCAAATTCCAGAAATGTTAAATTTTTCACAATGAGAACATCCATTCATATAATAATATTCAATTGATTTATTCCCTGAAAAATTCTCAATAAAATTATTACCATTAATATAATATGAAAGAACTAATATAGAGATTAATAAAAATACTACTATAACTATTAATAGTGTAATTTCATTATATGCGTATGTTGATTTTGATTTTGCCATATATAATATATATATAAACTTCTAAAATATTATTAGATAATAATTATATTAATTGTGTATTATTTTTAGATATATTTTTATATTGTATTTTTAATTGTTTATTTGTTTTTTCGCAAATATGAAATAATATTAAGGAATAAAAGGGAATACTTATATTTTCATTATTGTAATAGCATGTTATAAAATCGATGAAAATAGTATGGTCTATTAGTAAAATTCTAACATCAAGTTTTTCATATTCTATATTATTATCGTATTTATCTATAATAAATACATCGTAATTATTCATATTTAAAATTTTTTTATATTTATCCGTATCATGACATACTATTATTGTTCTATATACTAAATTATTATTATATATATCTTCTAATTTATCCAATATTGAACGCATATTATTAATATTATGTGTTTTTGCCTTATGTATATTATTTACTTTATATGTTTTTATAGATAAAAAATGAGTACATAATTAAAAAATATTTAGAAATTTATAAAAACTTTTGAAACTTTAAGAAAAATAAAATTATGTACTCATTTTTTTTTTTCAAATAAACATAAATATATAGCCCTAACTATATAAGATTATTTAATATTATTAAGATATAATGAGCGAAAAAATAATTAAAATTAATATAGAGCTATTTAAAAAGGAATATAATAATATCGTAGAAATACCTTGTAATATTTTAGAAAAAGTAGCTGATATTAAAAACTCATATAGCTGTTTTAATTCATATTACGATCCTAAAATGATATGGGCTAAAAAAATATTTAATAATAAAGATAAATATAACAAGCCAAAAATTAAAAATAGAGTTCATATAATTATTCCTGAATTTACAAAAACTTCAGAAACTAAAAGAAGTTTAATAGGATATCTTAATAAATTATCTAATAAAAATAAAGTTTTAATATATGAAAAGATAAAAGATATTATTGATAATAGCAAAGATACATTAGATGAAATTTTTTCTATAATTATTAATTATATTAAAATAAATGATGATGATATATATAGTGAACTCTTAGATTTATTCGATAAAGATTTTTTAACATCAAATATTAATATATATTGGGATAATTATTTAACTAATAGAGAATGGGATCCGCCTACATATATATATGATAATAATTTATTATTACTAAATGATGAATATGATTTATATTGTGATTATATTAAATGGAAAAAAAATATTCATAATATGAATAAAATATGGATTAAATATAAAGAAAATGAGATAATAATATTATTAAATAATATTTGCGATCACATAAATTATATAATTAACGCAGATGTATATAAATATATATTAGATATATTATTGGAACAAATACATAAAATATTATGTATTAAAAAATATACAGAAATTATCGATAAAATAAAAACTATTGATTATAAAAAGTTTGATAATTCTACAAAATTTTTAATTTATAATATTTTTGAATTATAAAATTAAAAAAAATTATTTCTATATAATAGTATAGAGCAAGAAATAGTATAATGAAAGAAAGTAATAGCCTGTCTTTTTATAGTAGTGTAATAATTCAAGCAATTTTTGCTATATTATTATTAATAATCCTAAGTTATATTTATAAATTAGAAAATATGGGTTGTGAATGTTCAGAACACCCAAATAAAGATTTTATTAAAAACTTCACAATAATAGCTTTAGCATATTTCTTAATAACCGCATTTATATCGCTAAACAGCGTTGCTAAAAGCATGGGATATGTAGTTGTTCAATTACTTTCAATTGCTACTTTCATATTCTTCTTAATGTTTGTTGTATACATATACTATGCTTTTGATTATGTTAGATATTTAACTAATGAGAAATGCAAATGTTCGGAAGATTTAAGCAGAGATATAATATCCGTAGGGACCATGATATCTCTATTCTTATTCCTTACTCTATTATTCACTATAATAATAATACCTATATTATTAAGTACTTTAAGCAACCTATTAAATAAAATAGAAGATTTCGAAGAAGAAGTTGAAGATACTATAAGTAATCCCATGAGATCTTTAAGAAAAACACCTGATAGAATAGTAGGCTCTGTTAAAGATGTCGCTAGCTTTGTAACCAAATCAGCTAAAAAGATAACTAATTTAAGAAAAAATAGAAAATAAATTAGAACATAATTAACTAATATTTTATTTTTATTATAATTAAATATTTAAAGTACGTGCCGCCTTTTTAGGTCTTCCTCTCGCTTTTAATATTTGAATATCAGCAGTATCTTCTATAATTGATGTAATTTCTTCATCGCTTACTGATAAAGTCTCGATATTATTGTCATTGTCATCTATTGATATTTTATTATGAACATTTCTTATAATATTATCAATATCTTCAGCTGGTTTTTTTGAATTTAGTTGTTCATTATATCGCGGGGGCATTCTTTGATTTTGAGAATTCTGCATTTGCGGTGATTGTTGATACATTGGCATTCTTGTTTGTTGAGGTTCGCTATTTAATGACCCAAATAAACTACTAACCATATTAAATAATCCCATTCCTTCATTTGCGGAACCTCTATTTTGTGACATCTGTGGCATTTGTTGTTCTGTATTCCCTGTTATATATTGTTTAGCAGCAGCATTTTGAAATTGTTTCATTAATTCAGGATTAGATTTTAATACATTTTCAATATTAGGAAGAGGTTGTTCTTTAAACATTCTACTCGTTAAATGAAACATAAAAGCACTTCCTGAAAGTGATAAGAATAATCTTAGTTCAGGAGCCATCTTTTTACCACTTGCTTTGTACTTATAATGCAATTCTTCGAAAATATCATCATAATCATTAATATTCTCATTTACTTGTTCTGACCATCCATCGAGACGAATTGATAGAGGATCATATCTGGTATTTAAATACTCCGTACCAGATATAAAAGCCATTAGCATTTTTTGTTGAAAACGGATACTACCATCAAGTTCCTTTTCTCTTATAATTCTATTATATTCAGATCTCATCTCTTCAATTTCAGAATTCATATTAAATTTAAAAGGAACTTTAAATCCCTTGGATTCTAATCTATCAAGTTGATATATTATTTCTCTTTTTTCATTTAATTCTAAATTAAGTAACTCTTTTGGACTTAAATATTTTTGTTGTTCATTTTTATACCCTTTTGAACTTTTTCTATTTTCTCCATATTCACCCCCTCTTTCACTATTAGAATTGCTACTTCTACCACTTACACCACTATCTCCGCTTTCACCACTATTTCCGCTTTCACCACTATTTCCGCTTTCACCACTTTCACCGCTTTCATTACTATCTCCGCTTTCATTACTTTCATCACTTTCATTACTTTCACCACTTACACTACTATCTCCACTTACACTACCATTATTACCACGTTTATTTTTAGAACTTGAATAATTTACACCATTGTCGTAACTATTAAATCTATTTACTTTAACAACCTTGTCTTTATTTTTATAAATAGAACTCATGTTTTTTATATAATTTTGTTTTCCACCTGGAGAACTAGCACGAGATGAGCATGCTGAAGATATTGATATAACATCATCGCTTATTTTTTGTCTATTAAATAATGAATTATTTATAGAATTATTAGAAGATATATCGCGTGGTGGAATATTAAAATTAAAAGATTGGTTATTAAAACTATCTCTATTTATCTCTATTAAATCATCATTTTGATTATTTAGAGTAGATATTAAAGCCATATTATATATTTATTTTGATATTAAATGTTTATATATCTATTATAATATTTTAATAGGTATTAATACGCATTCTTTACATTATAATAAAAATAAGTTTTCATATATATATTAGCTATTCCTAAGTGAAAGCCATGATAACCAAGAACCAAAAAATAATTTCCCAGATTTTACATAATATTCAGGATGAAATTGTATTCCTAAAATATCCCTCTTCTTATGATATAATATATCTATCATATCTTTTCTTTTCATTACAGCTTCCATATTCTTACCAACTTTAATAACTATATCATTATGCTTGTATCTATATATAGTTTTTGCAATAGCAAAAGGGTATCTTATTCTCAAAGCCTTATCATAGTTTTTAATATATCCCGCATCTCTCATTCGGACATTAGAAAACTTCCCAAATCTTACAGCTATATATTGCATTCCATAACAAATAGCTAATATATGTATCTTGTTAGAGTGTGTAAATATTATCTCAGGAACTTTAGGAGACATCCTATCAATTATGCGATAATCAGAACCAGATACTATAATAGCATCCAACATAATCTCGCATTTTTTATAGATTTTTTAAAGTTTATCCTTCTTATATTATTCAACGCGCGATTACTATACATCAATATTATTAATATTGTAGGTCGTTTTTTCCTTTTAATTATCTTCATTATTAGAATATACCACTACTATATAATTTATTATATTTATTAGTAATATCATCCTTCGTAGTACTCCTGATATATGATACAGCTTGCAAACAGGCATCGCTTAAATCATCCTTTTTCTTATTTTCATTAAAAATCTTTTTTAATATCTCATCATCTTTAATATACTCTTTACATAATTCTATACTCATTAATTTATTATTCTTATATTTTTCCCTTCTAAATCCTTTTTTATTTTTAGGGTCATCACTTTTTTTCTCTATATTTATTATGTAATTATGATTTTTAGTTTTTAATGATGCATTTATTAAAATAACATTATTAACCTCCTTATCCCAATATTTAATTAAACTGAAATATCCATATATAATATGCTGAATAGTTTTCATAATACCATTTAAATTTGAAGGTTGATTTTCTATTAATACATAATCTATGATATTTATATTATTCTGTTTAAGTTTGCCCATTACATTATCCATTTCAACATAAATTCTCTCTGTAATATCTTCAATGCCTTTAATTTCCTTTTTGCTTTCTGCAAGAGATATTATACGCCATTCAATTATTTCAAGCTTATTCGTTAAATCATCTTTTTTAATTATACATAATGCCAAATTTTTAACACCTATATCAAAACTTACATATATCATTATATAATTATTATACTTCTATTTCTTTATTACTTATTGGCAATACTCTTTTGGATTATTTCTATATTTTTAGAATTATAATGTCTTATGCTATAATTTTTTATTAGTATTACTAAGTCTTTCCAAAAAGTATCATTTAAATACTTTGAATTATATTTATTAATTTTCTTGCATTTTTTATACAACCATTTATATATTTTCTCTAAACAATTATCTCCATCATATTTTCTACATATTCTTTGCTCTTTTGTTAATTTAGTTATATAATTTTTAATGTAGCTATTATCTATTTCATCAGGAAATATATCAATTAAATTATTAAATTTTATATAATTATATGAAGGGCATATTAATAGATTTTCTTTATAATCTATAAATGTAGGATTATTATCTATAATTAGTAGATGTTTTCTAATATCGTAAGATGATGGTGTTTTTATATTTTTTTTAATAAGAGGTAATATTTTAGCAATAGATTTTTTAATATTACCATCATAGTCTAAAATACAATTATCTCTTGTAAATAATGGTCTGTCGAATTTAAAATTATTATTTTTTTCAATTATCGCAATTTCCTTATTTGCCCATTTTTTTTCTGAAGCAGTATAAATATAAAAATAAGACCTTTGATATAATTTTTTCATAGATTGAATAAAATAGAAAAAATGCGGTCTCATAAGTAGCGATTTATTGTTATAACTATTATTTAATGATTTTTCGCACGATATTTTATATTTATTTAATTCCTTTTTATTATACATTTTCATCATTTCCATTATATTATATATATCACATTGATATGTACAATTACCTATTATTGTACCATCTAAATCAATTACAAATATATAAGGTTCTATATCATTATTCATTAATAAATCTAATATACTAATATATTAGAATAATACATTATAATAGAAAAGAATTATGAATTCTTACGATTCATATAAAACAGCTAGTAATTTATCAAAACAATTATCTAACACTATGGATTCTAAATATATTTCTAAAAAATCGAAAGATATATATATAAAAAATAATAAAAAAAATAAATACATTGGTATTAGAAATATTAAAAAATATTTTGAAAATAAAAATATAAAATATAATTTAGAAAATAGAATATTTTATTATAATAATATAAATGATAAATTATTAAATATTAGTGATAATGAATGTTTAAATTCGGTTAAAAGTTATAATACAAATTCATATAATTATATTATTAAAAATATAATAAGTCTTGAAAAACGTATTGGAAGTTCCAGCAAATATGGATATATATATATTACTAAAATTAAAAATGAATTAGGAAAATATCCTATAGCAGCAAAATTAATGGTTCAAGATTTTAAAAATACAAATGAAAGTGAATTAAACAAGAAGATTACAGATATAATAATTAATAAAAAATTATCTAAACATTTTATACTTACTTATAAAGTAATAAATTGTAACAATGTTTCTAATAATAATTTACCCTATGTAATTAATAACAAAAAATACATAATGTTATTAAATGAACTAGCACATGGCGATTTAAAAAGTTTATGTAAAAAAAAAGATTTTTTTATTAATGATGATATCTTATATAATGTTTTTTCACAAATAATGTTATCAATATTAACATTTCAATATTTTGGATATATACATAGAGATTGTCATTGGGGTAATTTTTTATATCATTATACAAATATTGATAATAAAGATAATAATAAATATTACCATTATATTATTAATAAAAAACACTATTATTTAAAAACATGTCAATATTCTATATATATATATGATTTTGGATTATCCAAGAAAATTATATATGCAAACACAATAGATATTTATGAAGATTATTTAAGATTATTACCAGCATTTATTAATAAAAATACTAATCGAGGTTCATGGTTATCAAAACTTAATATACCGCCAAATTTACCATCTGATGATTTTTCAATTTTTATAACTAAATTTAATAATACTATTATTAATACATATAATAATAATAAATATTTACAAAATTATAATTTTTTAAACATTATATCAAATACATTGATAGATATATTACTTAATATGCCAAATAATATATTTACAGATAAAAAACCATTAAATATTAATATAGTCAATAAAAAACCTTATTATATTAATAATAAGATTAAATTAAAATAATGTTATATACTTCGAGTACTGGAGAATATTATATCTAAATCTATTTTTTTAATATACTTATCATATCTATCTTCTATATATTCTGTCATACTTTCAAAACCAGCAAATATCATACTATCTATTTGTTCTTTATTTAGTTCAAATTTCATACCTAATCTAGTAAAATTAATATTTATAGTGTTATCCAAAGGTAAATTTTTAGGATAATAAAAATTTTTTATTTTACTATTATTAATTTGTGCTATCAATACATCTTTAACTCTTAATTTATTCAATATATTAAATAATTGTTTTAATATATATATTAAACTAATATTTTTTGCTTTCTGCATTTTTTTTTCTTCTTTTTGTAATACCATTCCTATTATATTATCACTTGGAACATCGTCAAATATATTTATTGGAAAATTATTAGTAAGTGCTCCATCATAATAGTAATCATCTATATATATTGGCTTAAATAATAGTGGAATACACATTGAAGCACAGCACGCATCAAATACAGATATATTAGGAGTATTTTCAATAGAAAAAATTTTATTTTCACATGAATTTATATTTGTTGAAGACATATATAAATTAATTCCAAATATCTTTGATATATCCTTAAATGTTACATTATCATCTAAATTAGGATATTTATATTTAATAAAGTTTTTTAAATGAATTATTAAATTTTCCATATCACATATTCCATATTCTGTTACTAATTTTACATAATTTTTAATAGGAACATTACATAAATCATAATCGCTTACTATTTTATAAATGAGAGTTTCCATTTCTTCTATTTGTAATTTAAAAGCGAACATTAGTCCTATAAATGACCCTATAGAACATCCTGCGATATGTGTTACATTTTTATGTAAGTTATTTATATATAAATATCTTAAAGCACCTACAAACACTACTCCGTGCATACCACCACCTGATAAAACTAAATGAGTTATATTCAAAATTGAATTATCATTCATTATAATATAAAATATATAGTTTTTCTTATATAGACGATTTATATTCTTGAATATTCACATTATAATATAATAACGCTTCTCTTGACGCATTATTTTCTGCTTCTTTTTTTGTATTTCCAGTAGAGGTGGCAATTATAGAACCATTTTTATCTTTAATACAATATGTAAATACTCTAATATTATCTTTTGTAATAATATTTAATTCTTTAAATTGCGGAACATCCTGTAAATAATGTAACATATGAGATACAAGCATATCCTTATAATTATTTTTAATTCTTATTAGTTCGCAGAAATCTATATAGTTTTCAATAATATAGATAATCCAACTTTCAACAACATAATATCCCGCTCCGCTAATAGGAGTTAAATTAATATTTTTTGGAAGAGTTACTTCATCAGCTTCTGTTTGAAAATCTAAATAAAGAGCTCCTAGAAATGCTTCAAATATATCTTCCATAATCTTATAATTATTTCTACCACCGGTGTCCTCAACCTGTTTTGAAATTATAGCAAATTTAGGCAAACCAATTTTATCTGATAAATATCCTAACATCTTTCCATTTACTATTTTTGTTCTTATTTTAGATAGAAACCCTTCGTTTTGATCTGGAAATCTAAGATATAAATAATTAGTAACTATCATTCCTAGCAAAGAATCTCCTAAAAATTCTAATCTTTCATAAGACATATCTTGTAAAGGTAAACAATCAGGAGGACAATTAATATTACTTTTGTCAAAATCAATATTTTTCATAGTACAATATGATTTATGAACAAATGCTATGCGATATAAATTAATATTTTTTATTTCTAAATCTTTTAAACCATTATCGTTTAGCAATTTATTTAAATCTTCTTTTTGTAATAATATATTTTTATTATTATAAGGTTGATTTTCAATACAAATTTCCATAGTTTTATTATGAATATTCTCAATTCTTTTCATCTTTATAATTTATATTAATTATAATATATCATTTTTTATATTTATATATATATAAATATTAAATGTATTTTTCTTTTAAATAGAGTAAGATAATTATATGAGTTATCTAGCTAATGATATAAACAACCCTTCTATTCAAATAGATTCAGTTGGAATAGGGTTACAGCTTAATGACGAAGATGAAGCTAAAAATTTAAATAGATTAGATCTTAACAAATATAAAGAATTTTTAGTTGTTGGAGAAAAAACTTATAGTATAAACACCGCTGATACAATAAATACTAAATGGAATTTTATTGTAAATGATAATGGCGTTGCTATAAATACATCGAGAAATCAGGCAAATTGTAATTTAACACATGATACCTCTTTATATGTAGATAAAAATATACATTGTTCTGGTATTATTAAAGCTTCTGGGCTACAAATTAGTAATATTATATTAGATAATGCTAATCCGATTACATGTAATTTAGTTAAAGAATTTATAGTTAAAACAAACGAGTTAGCATTATCACAACCATTTAAAACAAGTATTTATAATACTGAGTTTGCTAATAATTATAATAGCTATAATAATTATAATATTAAAAATTTATATACACCAGGATACGTAACGTTCGGTGGCGAAATAGATACTTATAATAATACAAATCCTTTAAACATAGTTACAGCACCAAATAGTAAATTTGAAAATATGCATATTTCAATTAGAAATGACACTAACAATGATTATGATGAACCTGTGAGAATGTGTATAGGCATTATTGGTGGATATAAAGAATCGCCTGCTATTATTACAACAACAAGAGGAGTACCTTTAGAATTTCATGTAAGTAAATCAGCAGAAAGTATAAATTCATCTTACGGAAATAGTGCTACACCTATATATAATGTAGCTAGTAATATTCCAGCTATGACCATAGACGCTAATCATAATGTAGGGATAGGTACAAATATTAGTTCAAAATATATATATCAAAAAAAATCAATGCAAAATAATAAAACAAATATCGCTGAAATTGAAGATTATGCAAGATTAGATGTAAAAGGCTTAGTTGCTTTTGAAAATATTTTAATTAAAGATTATGTTTCAGGGCTTTATAAAAATACAGATGATATATATATTAGAAATACAGGGGTTGGTGTTTTAAATGCTACACAAATAAATGAAGGTTCTTTTACAGGAAATAATTATTCATTTAATAATAATTTATATGTTAGTAATTTACTTAATACACAAAATATAAATGTAGGAAGTAATTTACAAATTTTAAAAAATACAAAGACTGATTCATTAAATGTAGTTAATGATTCCGTATTTAATGGCGAAGTTATATTCAATCAAAATGTTAATTTTAAAAATACTAATCTTTTATCAATTAATAATTTAAATCTTAATATAGAAAATGATATATTTATTAACAATCGCCGCTTATTACCTATAGATTTAAGTGACCCATTTACAGGTTATACTAAAACAATAAATAATAATGGAAGCAATTTTATATTAATGTACATTAGCAGCAATATTGCTTCACTTGATGCTAATAGTAATATTAATTTTCCTAAAAAATTAGGTTTAGGTCTTAAACAAAATGATACTTTTGACGGAGTTTTGAATATTGTAAAAGGCGATAATAGTACAAGCAATACATTTGATATAACTCTTAAAAATACTGCAGCAAATAAAAATTTTGTAGCAAATATTGGTAGATTATCACGTTTAGATTATAATGATAATAGTTTAATAGTTAATACAAATTATATTAATGGAAAGAAAAATAATATATATTTTTATCCTGAAACAGATATTAAATCTTTGCCAAACAACTATTTATCATCTAATATTTATAATATATTTCCTACACTATCATTATTAAAGAATTGTGTAGGAATTAATAAATTAAATCCAAACTCTAATTTTGCTCTTGATATAAATGGAAACATATCATCCGCAGAATATTATATATATGCTGATAATAATTATAAAAAGACTAAAACATTCATTTATAATAAAGAAAAAAACTATTTTAATGTTTTTGATAAATTATGTGATAAATATTGTATAAATTATGCTGAGAGTGGTGAGTTAGCAATAGATATGAAAGGACTAAATGTTAAAAAAGGTATTAATACAGATTACTATTTCCAAAATAATATTTTAATAGATACTTTAAAGCGTGCCAGCAACGATAAAAGTTATTATACAAATAATTATTTATCAATAGGTTGGAAAAATGAAGACAATGTAGTACCTTTGCAAATACGTAATATCAATACAACAGATTATAATTACTCAACTATTCGTATTTATCGCGGAACTATGGGTGGAGGTAAATATAATAATGCTGATTATAGTGGTATCGATATATGTGAATATGATAGAGATATAAATTCAGATAGAAATAAAGAAAGATGGTTTATATATAAAAATCATAAATATAATGACAAGGATTCAAGAGATAAAAAACGTATAGGACCTTTGCAAATAGGTTATACCGATAAAACAATAGAACCTACAACATATGGTATGTCATTTTATTATAATACAAGCAATTCAAAGTATCATATAGATGTTAATAATCCAAATTTAACAGAAGATGATACATCTGCTATGACTATTTATGGCGATCTATCTGTACATGGTAATATCAATATATTAGATGTTAATGGATGCAATTTTAATTTTAATATGAAGGGAGTATCTTCTCAATTAAAAAAGGTTGAAAAATACTTAGATAATATTTCGTGTAATATTTTTAATAGTGCGTATAGTAATCTACCAAACGATAAAATAATAACATCATTTGATATTTTTAGACCAAAAGATAATATTATAATAGACCCAATCATTGATAATGAAATACCTTTAATAGTCAAAAATGCCAATAATGGAGGTGGTATAAAACCAGTATCTAAATTTATTACATATTCAAAAAGCGATATTAGTTATTCTACAATAGAACTTGCTATTTATAATAGCAATCTTTATTATTATTATGACAAAGATGATATTAATAATAATATCAAAAGTTCTATTGAGATTAGTACATGTAATGATAAGAATAATAGAAATACAATATTAGACTTCAATATATTAAATAATGGAAGTTATAAAAATTTTCTTAAATTTATTAATACAAATAGTGCTTCTGGTGATATTATAAATAGTGTAGCACATATCGGTATAGGTGATAATAAAAATTCCAATATTTTATTACATATTGATGGAAATTCTAAATATGGAATGCAGATAACTAATAAATCTTATCCGGCGAGTATTAATTTAGTAAATACAGAAGGAGGAAAAGATATATATTATAATATTTCTGGCGGAGATTACAATAACAATAATAAATTTAGTATAGGAGTTGATGTTAAAAACTATAGTAATTATGACCCAAATATTAAAAATATATTTACTATCGATACTTTTAAAAATAATGAATTGAGAAGAGGAGCTCGCTTTGGGTTCAACGAAGATTTTAGTAATATTACTAATTTAAATAGTACAAATAGTGCAACCTTTGTAATTAATAGTGAATATAATAATGTATCAACAGCAATAGCAAATAGATATACATACGACCATATTTATAGCGGTTCAGTTAATATTGATTATAAAAATATTTCATTGCTAAAATCATCAAATTGGAATAATACTATTAAAACATATAATAATTCAATAACACAAAGTATAAATATATTTCCAGATACAGATATTGATAATAATAAAATAAATAGTGATGATATTTTAAAAGAAGACTTTATAGTAAAGAAAAATAATATATTATCATCTAAACTATTCTATACGACTATTCATAGTAATATTATTTATAAAAATAATTATAGTAATGTAATTACATCATACAATAATTATAATAATTATAATATAATTACTGAATATTTATCTCAAGTTAGTAAATATAATAATAATATTTATAATAATATAATTGAAATAGTGCCTAAGAAACTTATTGAAGGTGTTAATGATGATTTAATATCTGAAGAGCATTATGTAGAAGAAAATATACCACATAATATACAATATATATTAGCTAATCGTGATATGGAAATAAATTATCAATATAATAATAAATATAAAAAATCATTAAAAATTAATTATAATGTTCAAATTTCAAATGATATTATAACAAATAGTACTATAGATAATAGCAATTATATTAATGTAAGTAATAATATTATTACTACATTACTACCATTTGATAATAGCAAGCATATTACTAATATTTTATATAGAGATATACATAAAAGTAAAATATTTATTGATGATAATAATGAAAATTCTTATTTAGGGTATTCTAATTTATATTTGGAAACAGTTACAAATAATATTATTAGATATAATTCAAATTTGAATTATGATGAAAAATATTATTCAATACATAGTAATTATTTAAATATCAATACATCTAATATATACATTGAAAAACTTCTTAATACCGCACCAGTATTTAGTGTATCTTCAAATATCACAGATAATAAAATAATTATTAAAACATCTAATTATTCTATAAATGAAAGTATAGACACAGATAAAAAAGAACTAATTTTACTTAACTCAAATGTATTTTTAGATACTTTTAACATTTTAGGATATACATGCAATAATACGTTAATAATAGAAGATTATGTCAATGAATATAGTAATATTGCTAATAAAAAATTTAATATAGGAATTAGAAATTATAATAAAACTAAATATTACCCACATATATCTTTGATAAATAATATTGAAAATAATGAAACATCTCTTCGTAATACACATGATATATATAGTTATGATGGAGTTTTTGAAATAAAATATAATGATGTTTTGGAAAATGATTTTACAGCACTTAGAATAGACGAAAAAAGAAATTTATATACAGGGGGTGATATTGTTGCTGTTGGTGCTTTAGATATTGGTAAAGATTTAAGAATTACAGGAAATATTTATGATGCTCATGGAAATAATTTAATTGAATTACTTAATACAAATTATTATAAAAATTATGAAATAAATGCTTCCAATATATATTTAAATTTTTCAGGAAGTAATGGAGTAGAAATTAATGTAAGTTCAAGTAAAAATTTTGACAATTATAATTTATTATATATAAAAGATTATATTAGTTCTAATGTTTATAATGATGTATTTGTATTGAGCAAAACTTCTAATTTAGACATGGATAATTTTAATTTAGATTTATATTCTGATTTATATGTTCATTGTAATGTACATATAGGAGGATATGGTGACAAAACTTCTTTATTAATACAACAAAGAGGTAATGGCAATATAGTAAGTGCCTCAAATCTTTCAAGAGAAGTATTCACTTTAGCAAATGATGGAAGCCTTGGTTTAGGAGTAACAGACCCTCGAAGTGTTTTAATGAATATAAAACAAATCAATGGAAGCAATATAGTAAGTGCCTCAAATCTTTCAAGAGAAGTATTCACTTTAGCAAATGACGGAAGCCTTGGTTTAGGAGTAACAGACCCTCGAAGTGTCTTAATGAATATAAAACAAATCAATGGAAGCAATATAGTAAGTGCCTCAAATCTTTCAAGAGAAGTATTCACTTTAGCAAATGACGGAAGCCTTGGTTTAGGTGTTACTGACCCACGAAGTGTT